CGTCCCAAGTAAGCTGAGATACCGATGAGAAAGTGGAACACAATGAGTTGATATGGTCCTCCGTTATACAACCACTCATCGAGGGTTGCAGCTTCCCAGATTGGGTAGAAGTGAAGACCGATTGCGTTAGAGGATGGAACGATTGCTCCTGAGATGATGTTGTTTCCATAGAGTAAAGAGCCAGATACAGGTTCTCTAATACCATCGATATCAACTGGAGGAGCAGCTATGAAAGCTATGATAAATGCTGTTGCAGCGGTTAATAGTGCAGGGATCATAAGAACACCGAACCAACCGACATAGATTCGGTTGTTGGTGCTCGTAGTCCAGTCACAGAAACGCTGCCAGTTGTCAAATGGTTTTGTTAGTGTGGCTGTAGTCATTTATATAAAATTAAAAAATACCAGGAACTATTTGTCCTGTAAATAAATAGGATGTGGCAATTATCCAGAATGCAAGCATAGCAAATCTACCATTAGCTCGCTGCCAAATTGCAATGTTGCTCATTTAAAATACACCAGGAATGATTTGTCCTGTTGTAACGTAAGCACCAAGTGCTGCAATTATACCGATCATTGCAAGCTGTCCGTTAGTTCTTTCAGCTTGTTCCATAATGAAGTTTTCTTCTTTGTTGTTCATAAGTCTTGGGGGTGTTTCTTTTGCAAAAATGTTTTGCTTACCGTACTCGGTTGTTGTTGTCATGAAATTAATAGATAGGTGAAGTGGCGGGGATGATCGGTCAGGCCGCCAGCACTATCTAGAAATTGAGATCAGATCTATCTAACTTTGCTATTACGTCTTGTCTATAAGCAGGATCATTATCATATCTTGGATCAGACATAGCTTCTACTAGCTGTGCTTGACTTCTGAATACATCACCTGATGTTTTAGGTGACTTACCTGATAACATTTGCCCTTCATATCCATTAGCGTTTTCATATTCACTTTTTAAACCAGCAACTGCTAATTGAATAGCTTGTACATTACCTGTTTCAACAAGACTATCGAAGGCAGATACTTTCTGGTCACTTAAATTTTCAGCAGCCCATTGTGTAAGCTTACTATACTCAGCTTCACCACCAACAGCATTCTTTATACTATTAATATCTCCTTGTGATACATCAACGACTTGGGTTTGTTGTTGTTGTGGATTAGCTTGTTGTAATTCTAGGTATGCATTAACAAGATCCTGACTACTCATCTGTGAAAACTTCTCAATAGTTTCAGGAGATAATGTATTACCATTTGCATAATACTCAGCCGAAGCTTCAGTAATCAAGGTAACTGCTGGAGAATTTTCCTTAGCTTCTTCCGTTTCTTCAGTACTTTCTTCGGAGTCAGTAGGTTCGGTGTCCCCAGTTGTTTCGCTAGTTTCATCACCTTTTTCTCCAAGCTTTTTTTGAAGTTCAACATAAGCTTTTTCTAAGTCTTCAGCATTTTTATATTTACCAGCAAGTAATTCAGCTTGCTCTTCTACCATCTTCTCACCAACTTGCAGGGAATCCTGTTCGTCTGGTGTTAGATTATCTTCGGTACTAACGGTATCAGTACCGGGATCATATGTAAGTGTCTCTGCCATTATTCAGTTGGTGGTTCCTCGTCGGGAAGTAATTGTGGATTCTTTGTTGGATCAGCTAGTGGTGCTCCTGCCATCTGACCAGCTTGATCAATTAATGATTGTTGAGCAGCAGCTTGTTGTGCTTGCTGTTGTTCTTGTTGTAACTGTTGTTCAGACTTAACAAGATTTAATACATCTATACCTTGTGCAGCAGCTAATCGTTTGATTGCTTCTGAAGGATTAATGTATTGCATCAATGCCTCTGGACCTAATGTTTGAGCAATGGTAGTTACGAAAGCTGTAAGACTTTCTCTATCCTGACCACGACCTAATGCATTAACTCCAGCTACGATCTGTGGTCTTACCAAATCTTTAGGTATGTTTGGTATCTCCTTAGATCTTTGAAGTATTAATAATGTTCTGTTTAGATAAGGTACAAGGAATTCAATAGTCAACAACGAGAATAGACCACCGAGCTGTTGCTCTAGTTCTAATTGAGTTAACCTAACTTCCTCTGCAGTAGTACGTTCGCTTTGTCTAACATTTAAAACAAGGAAAGCATCACTGATTCTTTTATCTAAAGTTTGAGCCATCTGTGCAGCTGTACTGAAGTCAGCAGTTTTACCTACTTGAATCACTGCTACATCTTCCGGTCTACCTTGTACAATTGCTCCGTTACCTGCCTTTGCTATAGTAGCTGGCTTAGTTGTAGAAGAAGGTGATACCAGGAATACTACTTTAGCAGCAGCTGCTGAACCTTCAACCAGAGCTTGTGACAGTCCTTCAAGTGATTTCAAATCGCCTAAGAATTCTTCGACTCTACCACGACCATAATCTTCACCATCAACTGTATTAAATCTTAGTACCAACCAAGGACTAGCTTTCTTTGGTGCTGTGCTACGACTGTTAGGAAGAATTTTACCTAAAGCTTCCTGATGCCAGATCCAGCGTCCACTTTTTTCATCTAGTCTGACGTAGGTATACACCTCAACGTCATCGTTGTTAGAACCTACAGAATCATCCACTACATTAAGTGGATCAGGTTTAGGCAGTTCTATACCTAGTACCTTTCTACTAATAATTTCTTTAGTAACTATTTCTAGTACGTTACCATTACCATCTCTGTTGACTACATATCTATTTAATGGGAAGTTCTTAAGACCATCTTTACCCATAAATATTAAAGCATTACCACCTACAATAAGATGTTTCAATGCTTGATGTACAACAACTCTATCACTTGATGCAGCTATATAATCCATGACCATACGCTCCATCTTAGAGAAAGAGAGATCTAATTCACTACGAATCTCTGCTGGTATCTCTTCTCCTAACTTATCATCTCTAACTTGTAGTTTAAAGAATGTAGTTTGAGGAGGTAGCAGGGCCAACATTAGCTTTGCTGCTAACGTGACCACTGCTTTAGAACCACAGCTTTGCCATGGAGTAACCAATCTTTTATGATTTGGATGTGTAGTTAGATCTCGTTCAATTAGATAAGGCAACGTGAGTTCAGAACAAGTAACTGCAGTGTCTAAGAATTGAGATCTACCACTAGTTAATTGTGCATATCTTTCACGTGCGGTCATAAGTTAGTACCTCCAGCTGGTGTATCACTACCAGTATTAACATTACTTCCTAACTTGATTCTTAAAGCACCTGTACCTTTAGCTTGAGTATTCTTAGCCTTCTTACTCTTAGCTCTTCTGACTTGTGGATTTACATCTGTAACCAAAGGCTCAGGTGGTGGTAAAGGTGGTGCAGGTGGTGCAGGTGGGGGTGGTGGCGGTGCTAAAGGTGGCGGCGTAGGCGTTCTAGGTCTTCCTCCAAAACACATTAGATTTCATCCTCCATAATAGATTTAATATATTCAATGACACTGGCTTGACCAGATCTATACATAATTGTATTTATATCTTCTTTAGGATGGATAGGTTTCCATCCAAAGTTTTCCTCTAACTTATTAATAAGCTCATCTAACCTATCGTTATGTAGCCTAAGAGTATTGAGGGAGATTTGTTGCTGCATGTTCAAAAAAGGCGGGCATTCTAGCTCGCTGTGTCTCAGAAAACTCTGGGGCTTTACCCTCATACATTAACCGATCACTAGCATCCAGCCAGAATTTTTTGTCCAAATATTTATCGTAGGTATTTATACCTAAGGGCTGGAATATCCAGTTAATTGTGGCCTTCCTAAGTTTGTCCAGAGAATTACTCCACCGTAAACCCATATCAGCACATACGAGAGAATTACAGGCAACATGTATTTGCTCGTCTCTTGAGATATCTGCCGAGGTCGTCCTAAGACCAGCATCACCACAGAACCTAAAAAAAGGTAGGATAACAAAGAAGATTGCACGTTCTGCTACTAAAGCTTTTAATATTGTGTGGTCAGGATGAGCCTCCCAAGCATCTCTCAGCTTAAGAGCCTCATATTCTGACTGTGAATCAACTCCCAAGGCATTTGTTATGTAACCCAGGGCTTGATCATGTTTGATTTCATCTTTAACATTTGATTCTAGAAGTACTCGTGCAGAGTCGGGAACACCCTTCTCAAGTGCTTCTGTAACAAATTCACCAACTGGTAGCTCCATATGCCGTATTGCAAGAGCACGGAAGATGGTCTCTTCTGCTCCATCTTTAAGCTTACCAGCTGTGGTTTGGACTGGTGTCCAAGTTCTCTTTCTATTGAGTAATTTAACATAAGGGTCTTTCATTATTCTTGACAATCGCAGGGTAATTCATCTTTTTGTAAAATGTCCTGCAAGTAATCGTTAACGTCCTCATCTCCTAATGCAGCATAAGCACTGGTTTTATCTTGTACGTCAGCCATTACCTGAAGGCTGTAATAAAGGGAGGTTTGAGGTGAAAGTAACCACTCTTCGACAAACTGACGATTGTATTCTACAACATCACTCCATGAGTTAAAGCTGTAGCCGTGAAGAAGTCCCGTATTATTTAGTAGTGACACGATGCCGTCAGCAACGCTTTTATATGCGTCCCAACCGACTTCGCTGGCGATCTCTACATCACCATAATCATAATGTTCCACTCCAAATGTACCGCTGTCTCTGTCCACAGAACGGCCTATAGGAGGTGCAATTTCAGGTGTAGAGGTAAATCCATCTAAGTCCTTGCTTCTGTACGAGCAAGAGGCAGTAGGAGCTATTGCAAAGGCTCTTACCATGTTATGTTCACGTGCTATTTCAGCAGCGAGTTCAATTCCTTTTTCTAATTGTTGTACGATAGCATCAGCTACTGTCTCAACCATCTCACCATTTAATCGTTTAGCTAATGCTACACCGAATTGTTTATAAGTTACCTTATATTTTCTTAGTAGATTTGCTAAACCAAGCATACCTAAGCCAACTTGGCGGTCGATATCAGCTGGCAAGTATTCTCCAGTTGCTCCAACACCTGTCCTACCATGGAGCTCGCACAATTCGAGCATACCTTCAGTGAAACCCGTTGCGATGTCATCGATTGTACAGGCTGAGAGATTGACATGCTGTAACAAGCATGTTCCACGTGAGGGCAGGTAAACCTCAAGACACACGTTCCCATAGACTCTTTTTCCATTTTCATACTTTATTTTATTGAGCCAGATGTCACCGGATTTGATTCCGTGAAGGATGGCGTCTTTAACTCTGGCATCTGTGGAGTTCCAGAGCCCTCCATCAAGGTCGACGCATCTTTTAATCCATGGAGCTTCGGCACGGGAAAGCTGCACGAAGTCAAGAATATCGGGATGGTTAATATCCAAGTGAACCACAACAGCCCCATTCTTATAGACGCCACCTCTTCTAAGTGTTTCATTTAATGTAGAATAAATTTTTGCAAATGAGACTGGACCACTAGCTGTTAAGCCTCTTCCATTCTCGTGTCCTTTAGGACGTAATTTTGATAGGTGTATTGCACACCCCGCCCCATGTCTTAATGCATGTGAAGCGAATCTCCAGCTAGCCTCAATGCCTTCTGGACCCTCCATTGAGTCCTCAACGACAAATACAGTGCAACTCACTGGAAGTCTTGATTCTGGGTTATCCAACCATGATTGGACCCGACCAGTGCGGGAGATAAGTTCTGCGGTCATTTCAAACTAAGTCTGTTAAAGTTGGTGGTTGATAATTTTTACTCTTTAATACTTTACCGTCTTCTCTATATGTAGGTTTTCCATCCTCATCTAGTTTAGACATATTACTTTTATGGACTCGACTTAAAGCTTCATCTAAGTCCCATTCCATATTTGCTGCGTATTGATAACATACATATACAAGGTCTGATAATTCTTTCAAAGCTTCTTCATGAAAAACAGCGTTGTCTCTAAACAACATACCTTCAGCTTCTAAGAATTCTTTAAACTCCTCAACGATCAAATTCTTTTGCATATTCCTCGATTTGAGTGTCCGAGAGTTTTTTACATTGAACGAGTTCCTGAACTCTTTGGCTTGTTCTAAATTCGACTTCATTTTGTAAATAGTGGATGGCTTTTTCTAAATCGTCTATGTCGTCATACTTATGACCTGCCCTGCATACGTATTTCACTACATTTCCTAAGTGGAAGTTCAATCCCTGGTCACGTACAAAATCCCAGGGCTGGATGGATCCACGCCTATAATATCTCGGACCATGGTCACTGGTGGTTTCGGCCATTTCTTTAATAAATTATTTATTGAATTAGTTAATACAAAGTTTTGTTTTTGTAATGCTAGGAATACAGTAATGATATCTTTTATATCAGTATCAGGATTATTGAGACCTATTTCAATCTGTCTTAACTTTAGGTCTTGTTCCATCGTTAATTCTGTAATCGGGGGTGGGGGACCATAAGATTGGTTCTTTTTTTGTGAAGTCATAATCATCAGCAGTTAGGATACGTGCAAGTCTTGCATTAGTTATAGCATCATACTCGTTCAAATCCTTATCTTCAAATGCTTTAATGACAGTTTTCCAACTGTAACCATGCTCTTCAAATAAAGTTGTAGCTCGTTTGACACCTATACCTGGTACTCCAGAATATCCATCAGTCTGATCCCCTGCAAGAGCTTGAATTAGATGCCATTTAGCACCATCTTCTTTACTGACTGTGAATACCTCATCAAAGTTATATAACTTCCCAGGAATTTGTCTCATATCTTTATCAGGAGATACAATACAATTACCAGGAAATTTTGTAGCATAAATACCCATGGCATCATCTGCTTCAAGAGTAGGTTTGATGATTACCTTATACTCTTTCTTTAACGCATTAATAACACGTTTATAACCGCATGGTTTCTTACGGTTCCTATGTCCTTTATAGGACTTTTCAATTTGTTTTCTAAAATTCTTACTGTCTGAAAAGAATAGTATTATATCGGAGAATTCCCCAAATTTACTTCCGATCTTGGTAAGTTCTCGTTTTGTAGCACCGTATGCATCGTCAAAGTTACTGGTAACAAGAATAACATCGTCGCCAAAATCAACTTCTGATTCTGCTGCAGCACACGCTTTGTAAACGATAAAATCGGCATCAATTAATAGTTTCATACATTAGTGAACATCTGCCCAAGTAGAACCTGATTTAGATTCTGCTGCTATAGGACATCTTAATTTATAATACTCACCAGCTTGTACTGCAGATAATTCAAGTAAGAACTTGAGATCTTCTACGTCTTTCTTTTCGCATTCAAATTGTAGTTCATCATGAACGAATGCAAGTTGTCTAGCAGTTGGTGGTAAATTTTCATGGGTTAATAGCATCCATTTTTTAGCGAGTACAGCTGATGATCCTTGGATAAGATAGTTAAGTGACTTGTGTTTTGAATCAACAAGTATCTTACGCTTATCTATACCACGGACAAAACCTTTCTCACTAGCTTTGTGTACTCCCTCCAAGAGTTTTTCAAGACCTGGGATGGCATCGATGTAAGCCTTACGGATCTCTTTGCCTTTCTTCTTAGCCTTTTCTGGGGATAGTTGTTTATCATAGGACAATCCTAACTTTTGGTCTCCAGCTCCATACAAGAATGCGTAGGAAATTGTCTTGACCAATTTTCTGGATACGCCAATCTTGTTAGCATTTTCTTGGTGTATGTCACCATGCAATAACACTTCTGCGTACCTACCTCCATCCCATCTTGCAAGATAATGGGCAAGCATCCGTAGCTCAACACCAGCAAGATCACACCCGACCATGCTGAGATCTGGGCTTGCAGTGAAAAGTCTTCTAAATCGTTCATCACTCGGCACTTGGGCAAGATTCGGAGATCGATGGGCACATCTAAATGTAGCGGTTGCTACTGAACAATGATGGTGAATTCTACTAGATGTCGTAACAAGCTTCTGCCATGCGTTCACGCCTTCTGATATCATCCCAAGCTTTTTTGTCAGATCCAGTAGTGTCAGAAATTGAAGAGCTATATCCGTCCCAATATCTTTTAATACGGTCTCGTCTATAACCGCCTTCCCTGAATTCGTCAGTAAGGATGGTTGCCAGTCGTAATGTGTGGAAAGTATCCATGCTATATGGTCCCTAGAGGTGGGGTTTAGTTCTTTGAGTTTGGTAAATGTAGCACCTGCTCGAAAGCCTTTGGTCCTATTATCTCTCTTAGGAGTAAATAATGGTCCGCTAACGAAAGGGTGCCTGTTGCGTAATAGCTGACAAGTTTCTTCATATTCTCTTCTGAGAGTCGATTCAAGTTCCCGTGCAGCTTGTTCATCAAAATACCATCCATGTTGTTCCTGTTGTGTAAGAATCTTTGCTACCTGATGTTCTAACGTAATCCATTCAGGTATGGGAGGAAGTGATTCCATAATTTTCTAGTTACTTTAACATCTTGAACACAATAGTCTTGCATCTCTTGACTCCATTCTTTCCAGTCTGTAGTTTTAGAGAAGTTACCTTTGTATTCATTTAATCTATAACCATAAGCTTCTAAACTATGGCGTCCATATAATTGTAATGGCATATGATTCCATACATGGTTCTTATCTATATCGAGTAAGTTCGGATGATATAAACGAGATAGAATAAGGGTATCAATAACGATACCACGAGGATGAAACCAAGGGTAGAGACTTTTAATAACAGGAATATCATAGCCGATGATATTATGCCCGATAAGAATATCAGCCGTTTCCAACCATCCAAGACCCGTCGTGATAGAGTAGTTCGTACCCATTGGTAGATCTTTTGGATCCTTGGCATACGGCTCATCATTGAAGGTTTCCGTCCTTTGATCGTTTCCCCAGTGTAACGCAAGACAATGTATTCGGGTTGCTTCATTTAGAAGACCGTTTGTTTCCAGATCGAATACGATTGTCCCCACCTGTCCAGTGGTAGGTTTTATCGACGAACTTGGCTTTTTCAATTGCTTCTTTGCTAGGTGGATTAGGTGATTTCAATTGTTTATCTAAATGTTTGTACCATGGATGTTCATACCCACCCCCTTCAAAAATCCGTGGTTGGGTTGAAAATTGGTGATTCCGTAGTTTCATAATCAGTAAACCGTGAAGTTTCTAAGTTAAATTTTATCTTCCCTGCGAATCCTGTTTCACCAGAATAGCGGTTCTTAATAATTCTAAGAGTCGCAATATCTCGTTCATCTGTGGACTGTTGATTTCGTTCGAGGGCAATGACTTGATCGCTAAGTTGAGCGATGCCCGCAGATCCACGGAGCTGGGATAAGGACACTTTTCCTCCCTCTTCGTGCGAAGTCCTATCATTGTTACTTCTCCTTAAATGTGAGACTAAGAATAATGAAATGCCAGTGCGTTCTACTAAGCTTCTAAGCCTAGTCATGGTGATATCTATAGTTCTACGTTCATCACCATCAAGACCACTTAATAATATACTAAGGTGGTCTAGGAATATAATACGACACTCCAATCCACTGGCAAGGTATTCGATCCGATTGTAAATAACATCCGGGTCAAAACTACCAAAGCCGTCAAAAAGGTAAAGGTGCCAATTAGCAATGGTATCACGAAAATGCTCTTCGAGGTCGGTTCGTTCATGTTCTCCAATGTGTAATGATTTACCTACAGCTGTGGACATTAATCCAAGTGCGGTTCTTCTATTTGACTCCTCAAGTGCCAAGTACCCAACCCTCTCTCCTTTGGTGAGTAGGTTAACTGCAAGTTGACGGCAGAATGTTGATTTTCCTTGGCCAGATCCTGAAGTAATCGTTGTAAGCTCCTGATATCTAATCCCGTGCAATTTATCTTGTAGCCCTTTGAATGGGTAGTCATGATCTGATGGTGGTAATGGTGTAGTGACTAACGATTGAAGCGTTTTTCCTTCAATAATCCCATCAGGTCGGTACTCTTCAGCGTTCCAAATAGCCTTTCGTATCGCTTCAGCATCATTAGCCTGTAACGCCTCTGACGGATCCTTATAGGGCTCGATTCTAGCGATCTTAACCTTGCCAGGTGGGAGTATGCTAGCTGCTTCCTTCGCTGCCTTACGGCCTGCCTCATCGGAATCGAATAAGAGGACGATCTCTTTGTACCCTTGTAATAATGGGATTTGTTTTTGTAAGTCTTTCTTAGCAGAGGCTGCCCCATGAGGAAGCGAAACCATCGGCCATCCAGACATTGCTTCATAGCAGCTAGCAGCATCTAATTCACCTTCAGTAATAACAATCCGTTTACCAGTAGTAGGAAACCTATGCTGACCAAATAAAGTGTCAGTGGAAACTCCTTCATATCGAAAATCTTTAGGTTTAGTTTTTATTTTTACACCCTGCAATATACCTGAATCATCATAGTAAGGAAACCTTAATGTATTTCCATCTCTATAGATTTGATAGAATTGATTAGTCTTCTCAGAAATATTACGCTTTTGCAACCGTTCGGCTGAACCTGTAAGGTGTACAGTTTTAGTCATTCTTTGACTGTGAATAACATCATTGTTGCCTGTTCTATTATGACAAACAAAACAGAATGTGTGACCATCAGAGTACAATGAATTGCCATCTGATGATCCACAATTAGTGCAAGGCATGTGCCTCACGAACTCGCTTTCAGTTAGATTAACCATTCGAGTGGAATATTATGGAAAGACGTCCATGGTATGTCATGCTTCTCACACCACATAGCATAAGTCGTCTTACTTTTTTTTGAAATTTTATTAAATGGTGCTTGAAACACCATCCTTAAGTCTAATTCTGGGTTGTCCTTCTTGACGGCCTTGATCTTACGGCGATCAGCTGCGTCCCAATAGCCCTTGGTTTCGAGATGAACATGATTAGGTAACACGAAATCAGGGCAATAGTTATGTTGTATAGTGTAAGGAACTCGTTTACTTTCATATTCATAAGTTACGCCAAGACCTTCGAGAAGGTTAGCTACCTTCTCTTCCAGTCCTGATCTATATTTAGAAGTCTTCTTCTTCATCTGTGGTGGTTGGTGTTACGTTAGGATCATTTGTTTTAAATCCTGCTGTAGTACCAAACAACTCAGCTACTTCATTAGCATCTAAATCTCCAGTATCTACGCCAGCCTCACCTTTTATTGAGACAACCTGTACACCAACAAGCTTAAGAGAACTACCATAGGTAACTCCATCTCTAAGGATATATGGCTTCTGATAGAAACCAAGTTTAACTGTAGACCCTGCGTATAATGGTGTTTTTGCATCGGTTACTGGTACTCCCTCTGTGTCTACTACAGGTGGTCGTCTGTCCTCACTCCATGAGAACTTTAATTTATATTTACCATCAGAGACCTCTTCCCATGGTTCTGGTTTAAGTGTAGATCTCTTAGGGTTCTTGAGTTTGGACTCAGCCCATTTAAGGACATCAGACCTCTCAGTTTCTAGCTTGTCGATAAGATCATTACCAACTATAGCCGATAAGGAATAACCAAACTTACTAGGAGCTAGTATAGCTTGGAATCCTTCAAGTGTAACAGGTTTGTCAGTTGTGTGTATAGTTCTAGCCATTGTCAGTAGCCTCATCAGCAGGTGCTAGTTCTTTAGCTAGTGTTTGACGATACTCTCTTAGTTCAGCGAGCTTATCATCAACTGCTTTGAGTCTCTTCATCTTTGCCTCTCTCTCAGCTTGTTGTAATCTCTCTTCAGAGACCACTACTATTGTAGGAGGAGCAAAAAAGCTATCAAATAGTGAATACATTAACAGAAAAAATAAGTGGAATCAATCACATCGGACGGTTCAAGGTCTCCTATGATCGGTGGTTCGGTAGTTGCTCCAATAGCTGAAGCAAATTCGGTAAGGTAATCTCGTTTAGCAAAGAGATCCATATAAGTTTCTCTTACTATACTAGATAAAGCAGTCATGTCGGTTGCTCTACATAAGACACTATCATGGATTAGTGCTATTGGTCCACAGAATCGTAACGCACTGAAATGTAACAGTGTTGCATCCAGTGAGTGAATAAGATTTGGTGCAGTAGCAGCCTTATGTCTGAGCTTATCAGCAGTATCAGGATCATCTGTAGCTACACTTAGTATACAACGACCTAATAATTGTAACTCTAATTTTTCAACTTTCTTCTTCTGAATCTTTTGATTAACTACAAATCCAGAAGGTGTAGTCCATGTTAAAATTAAGTTAGGGTTATCTTTGAATTGTTTAGATACTTCCTTCTCTATCCATGCCATTACAGCCATAGGGCCAGGAACTATCTTGTGCATAGCATCTCTAACAGCTTTGACTGTGAGTGTTAGATCATCCTTCTCTATCTCTATACCATCTTCTTTCAATGCGTCCCTGATGTAGGAACGATTTGAGAAAGGCTTTGCATTATAGGGTATAGTCATCACGGTTCTCTTGACCTTGGATCTATTCCATACATTATGCAAGTATTTAGGTATATAAGGTTTAGCCGTATCAGCTACTACCTTATATGCGTCCTGTGGTCTATCAGAAGGCAACACATTGACGAGTTGTGCTGTCTTGCGGTCTCTTGCTAATCCAGCAAGGATCTGAAGACCACTACATGTAGCGTCCGTGGCAACCATTAAACGTGTGTGTCGTCTTAACTGTTTAGTTACTACCGCATAGTACTCCTCACACGCCGCTAAAAATTGCCACGGCTCTTCAGCTACTTCCCAATTATGTATATCCATTGGGAATCTAGCTACTCTATTTATAAGCCAACTATTCTCTCTAACCCAAGCTTGTCTAGCATCCCAAGTTTCTTTATCTAACCCATAGGTTGTAGCTACTTGAAACGCTAACCATTGCTCAGCATCTTCACCCATTAGAGCTTCATTAGAGAAGACTAAGAGTGATTTACCAAAGTCAGTATCTTGTGGAGTTAGAAATGCAGGTATAGGGTAAGCTCTTCCACGGTAGTCAAAACTCCACGGAATAAAGAACTCTTTACCTTTAAACTTCCTAACTGCCTCCATAGTCATCCTAGTTCTACATGAACGTCTGAATGCACCAGCATTAGTGTTCATGACCTCTGCAGCAGCTCTACGGTACGCCTTACGAGCGTCCTTGTTATCTGCTATATCAGGAGGTTTTGGAGGGAGTGGTAACTCAACTATAGGTATAAACTTTCCTACATTTATACCCCTTTCGTAGAGCTGTTCGGCTACGTTTACAACAAATGGGTTGAGTCTATAACCTACCTTCTGAATCTTATTCAAGAAAGCTATAGGTTTTTCTCCCTGTATACGGGTGTGGTTACCACGTCTAACCATTTCATGACCTTTCATGACCTCATTAAGCAAGTAACCACCTGGCTTTTCACCCCAGTCATTAGGTTCGACGAGCATCGGCCATGCTAATGGAGCAAATAGTTCAGCATCATTCATAACTTGATCTTTGATAGCTATGAATTCAGGTGTAGGTACTATGTAGTTAGTAGTTTTCCTACCTACTCTACGCATATCTTTATAGAACCAACCACTTGTACCCATAATACAATCTAATAACCAAGTACCTAGCTTAATTCTATTCGCTCTTCCCCATGGTATCCAGTGTTGAATACCGTATCTGTTCATGAGTGTTTGTATTACTACTACCTTTTGATGAGTACCACATGACTTATGCCAGTAGTTCTCCTTTAATGTATGTAGTAATGCTGGTGCTTTAGCTTCATAATGTCTCATTTGACATTCATTCTCTATAGCTTGACCAATCGCTTCGCTGACTGTGATTAATTGGTTACTATTCTCTTTAATACTAAATACTTTATCAAAGGTTAACTTACAAGCGATAGCGGCAGCAGCTAATGGTTCAAGGTTAGCTAGATATTGATGTATCTCTTTAAATGCTCTACCATTGTGACCTTTATGAATTCTTGAATTAGTATCTTTAATAGCATCTACTACCAATGGTAATAAACTATCGATAGAAGTAATGCCATAAACAGTAGCTGAACCATAACTCTTTTCTTCTAGTTGTTTAGTGTTCTTGTGTAATCGCTTGAGTCCTTGAGCTATTTGGTCTCGTTCTAATTTAATTTGCTCATCAATTTGGGCAGGAGTTGGCATGTGTTTTTAAGTCATCATTAATTTGGTTAATTAATAAATCTTTTATTTCTTCATAATGTGGGTGATCTTTAGGTAGAGAATCTAATGCTTGTTTTTCATACGTGTAGATATCAGAAGACGGGATTTTAGTACTCATCTGTGTATGGGTTGTACCTGTCATCTGGTCTTTCGTCTTCATAGTCTTGCATGTCATCGAATGGTTCCTCCTCGTTGGCTGTGAAATGTGGTAAGTAATGTATTCTATGTGCATCACATATAGTGATGTTACTAGGATCTATCTCCTCGTTCATGATCTTATCTAGCTTTTTCTTAGCACCAAGATCAGTTTTATATACATACTCTTTGATCTTGCCTGTAATTACATCTTCTTGACGTATAATACATGATACATCATCAGGAATATCATACCCCCCTACTCGGTAAGACATGAACTTACCAAATGGAACTTGTGTGAATTTCTCAGATGGTATCTTCTTATACTTACTCCATTTGTTAGGAAAGTATTTCTTCATAGCATGTCCTTGAGTACGTTTACAATGTCACGATAGTAAGCAACCTTTGCTAATTCATCTTCAATAGCTTTCATTACGTCACTATGCTCACCTATTCCAACAGGATTGTTTAGGTAGATCTTGACATTAGCTAGATGTTTCTCCATATCTCCTCGTGCATGAGCTAGGAGTGAGTGTTTTAGTTCTTCAGGGTTCATGATTCAATAGGGATAACGTCAATAAGGTAATCGTCCATGAGTTTTGCTTCCTCATGAGCGTCATATGCAGCAGTGTACCAGTCCGAAGAGGACTTAAGTACAAAGCTTCTACCACTTTCTAAAGTGACATAGTAATGGTGGTTCATGGTTTAGTTTACATGTTGAATCCGTCTTTCATTATGTCTTCAGTTGCTTTAATTTCCTCCAATTCTTTTAACTTTGCTTCCTTTTCTGCTGCTTCTCTTTTACACTTAGCACGTGAAATCACAAGATTATTATAATCTACAGCTTCTTCTTCTGCATCTATTAATCGATGACATTCAATGCGTAATTCACTACCACATTGTAAATACATTTGCTTCATTCTGTAGTAAACAGCATCAAGATCTTTGAATATTCCAATGAGATAGTGGTTACCGTCGTGTGGATCTATGTTTGTAATAGTCCAGTATTCAGGTGAATCAGTGTGTGACATAATGGTGGATGTGTGAGTTGACTGTGAAACTTTTCATCCACGTCCATGAGCTACGC